TAATCGGATGGCTCCGCCATCAGTAACGATTAGCTCTAATAAGAAGACAGTGGATTTGACGGATGCCGAATTGGATTCGTTGATTGCCACTATCGCAGAACGTGAGAAGGCTGGTCGGGTTAAGTTGAGGGCTGTTTGATTTTGTTGACCTGCCCTGATTGTGGTGAGGAGTATCCTCCTCAGGTAACTGACTGGCTTTGTCCGATTTGTGGTGTAGATGATAAGAAGCAAATGGTGACGTTTGAATTGAGGGATTATGGCAACGAGTAAGAAACCTAGGGCTATTGAAACTGGACAGGGTCATTCCACTGGTGCAAATCGTGCTGCAGCAGGTCGGGCAAAGCCAAAACCTGAAGCATGGGCTAAGGCTGTTGATAAATATTGGAATCCAAAAGTAAAGATTGGTGGTGTGGCACTTCCTGGCGCCAGGCTTAGGTACCCAAAAAATGACCCTAAAAAGAATTTTGTTATGAATCACATGACGTCAAAAGAACGCCGTGAAAAAGCGATAGACAAGCAACACAACAGGTATTCCAAGTAATGGCAACAACCAACGATGCGATGTTCGAGGCTTTGTCAGCCTCGTACCCATCTGCCGGTCAGACCCTTGGTGACTTGCTGTACACGTTCTGGTCTGAGAAGGGCTTGCAGTATCGTGGGACACTGGCTTACCAGTGGCTTAAGGACGAGGGTGCTACGGGTGAGACTTTGGGCGATTTGTTCAATAGTTACTTTGTGGATGTTTACCCAGTTCAGTTTGACATTGAGAACTTTGACTATGATGACTTTGAAGAGTGGCTAGAACTACAGATATTCAACCGTTATGACACGGTTGAGCAACAAATATTTTCACTTTAGGTAACGAAAGGTTATAAAGATATGGCAACATTCACTAAACTAGCATTCCAAGCAACAACGATGACAACAGGCACTGGCCTTGCTGTCAAGGTTGCTGCTACCGCAACAGCAGGTACGACTGTTCATACTGCAGCAAACGTTGCTACTACGGTTGACGAGATTTGGCTTTACGCTGTTAACTCGTCTGGAACCGATGTTAAGTTGACAATTGAGTGGGGCGAAGCAACTGCTCCTGAAGGCAACATTGAATACACAGTTAAGGCTGAGAACGGTTTGTATCTTATTGTTCCGGGTCTTGTGCTGCAGGGCAATACAACTCCAAAGGTTGTTAAGGCTTTTGCTGGCACGGCAAACGTTATCTTGATTCACGGGTACGTCAACCGCATTACAGCGTAAGGTCATCGTAGATGCCTAGTTTTACTCGGAACACTAGTGGGGGTGCCTCGGTTAGCGGTGGTGCTTTGGCACCACGCAGTCGGCGTGGTAACACTAATCAGGCTGACGCTTATTGGCGTGGTGGTGGCGGTGCTTCATTTTCTTCAGAATATTTAGCGATTAATGGTGGTAATGGAAGCACTCAAACTGGCATCCAAGGTGGCACTGGTGGTAGATGGATTGAAGGAAGCCAAACTTTTACTGTTGGTACAGCATTTACTTTAACTGTTGGTGCCGCCAACTCTATTTCTGTCTGTGGAATTAGTGACGGTTCAACAACCCCTACTGGTGGAACCCTATACCTAGGTTCTGGTGGTTCGCAATCGGGTAATGGTGATTACAATTTAGGACATGATGGCGGTGGCGGAGGTGGTGGTGCTGGTGGCAACGGTGGAAACGGTTCATTAAACCAAGGTGCTACTGGTGGTGCTGGTCGGGCAACATCCATAACTGGTTCTTCCGCAACATATGCAGGTGGCGGAGGAGGTGCTTCAGCAAGAAATGGCGGTGGAACATCTCAGGCTGCTGGCGGGTCGGGCGGTGCTGGAACAGGTTCCAACTACAACTATGGTTGCGCTCAAGGTACAAACGGTTCAGCAAACACTGGCTCAGGTGGTGGTGGAAACGCATATTGCACTCACACTACTGGTGGTTCTGGTCGTGTTGTTTTGGCTTATCTATCTTCAAATGGACCTTTGGCAAGTATTGATGCTGGATTAACTTATTCTCTTAGCACGGTATCTCGCTCTGGTTATCATGTTTATACTTTTACTGGCGGAACAGGACCGATTATTCCATAATGGCTCATTACGCATTTTTAGACGAAAACAATATTGTGACACAGGTTATTGTTGGTCGCAACGAAAACGAAGTTGTTCAGGGCATTTCTGATTGGGAAACACATTACGCAAATTTTCGTGGTCAGCCTTGCATCCGTACTTCCTACAACAACAATATTCGCAAACAATTTGCTCAACCAGGATTTTATTATGATTCAATTCGTGATGAGTTTGTTTCTTTAAAACCTTATGATTCATGGATATTGGATGCAAATAATGATTGGAAAGCACCTGTAGATAAACCTGCAATTGAAACTGGTGAATATCGTTGGGATGAAGCAACGCTTTCTTGGATTCTGTTTTACAACCTTTAGTAAAACATGCCTTCTCGTTGGCTGATATTTGCGCCAGTAGCAATCTTGGCGTTGTTTGCGCCGCAAGCCAACGCTGAACCAGTAGCAGGGCTACAGACTACTTATTACGCAATAGATACCGTACCTCCAACACGGTCAGATGACATCTATACCGTTTGCGGTAGTGAAGTGGAAAACAACATCAACCGTTCCTACAACGGTGAACCGTTTGAAGACTGCACTGTTGACTACTTCATGGTTCACATGACAGGGTTTATCGAGATACCGGAACATAACACCATAGAGTTTTGGTATGCAACAGATGACGGTGGCATCATTGACATCGGCGGGAACGAGTGGGGCAACTGGAACTACCAGCACTGCACATGGATGGCATCTGGACAGATAGACATTAGTGCAGGCAGCCATTCTTTGAATTTGTGGATGTACGAAGATGGCGGGTCAACATGTGTAATGCTTGCCTGGAATATCAACAATCAGGGATGGGCTATTGTTCCTGACTCAGCGTTTACAACAACCGCTAGTCCAACTACAACGACTACAACTACTACAACCACCACAACTACTACGACTACAACTACTACAACTTTGCCACCTACGACGACTACAACTATTCAGGAGACAACTACAACATGGGCATCTACCACAACATCCACGACAACCACGACATCAACGACAACCACTTCTACTATTGCACCCTCCACGACTGTGACTGTGACAAACCCACCGACTACTACCGTTCCCGAAACCACTTCCACAATTCAACAGACAACCACAGTATTCCCCACCACAACAACGGTGAAGCCAACAACCACCACGACCACAATTCCCACATCTACGACCACCCTTCCACCACTAGAGATTAAAACAATTCTACCAGAAACATTAGAACTTTCTCCTACCGAAATAGTTGCGTTAGTGGACACTATTCTGTCCGTTGTGCTAAATACCGAACAGGCAACAGAACTGGCATCCAACCCAGATGTGCTTGCTGTTGTCACCTCAGAGCAGGCAGAGGAAATCTTTGAGACCTTGGATGTAACCGAATTAGATAACACTCAACTGGATGCTCTGGTTGAGGCAGTCCAGTCTGCACCTGTAACCGTTCGTAAGGCGTTTGAAAAGACCATCAACGTATTTGATGATGGTTTGGGTGATTACGTACCAATTGGTTCTAATGTCCCCGTAGACACTCGCAGGACGCTTATAGCGGTTGCTGCTGGGGCAGCCACCGTTGCAGCAGGGCAACGAAGGCAGAAGTAACAGCTAGCACTATAGGTGTGAAGAAAATACTCTCTGAAATCCATGGTTTGACCTGGACTCTAGCCGGCACTGGAATGGTGCTGATTACGTTGTCAGGTTCTACAAGGGTCTTTGGTATTCAAATCACATTAGTAGCAATAGCCATTCACCTACTCGGTGCTATCTTTGGAGATACCAGTGAAAAATAATAATCAGTCAGTTGACCAGACCGCCAAAGGTGGTGTTTTGGGTATTGTTGTGTACTTGTGCGTGAAGTACAATGTTGATGCTGCTTTGACAGCAATGGCGATGCCATTGGTGGCTGCAGGATTGTCATGGGCTTCGACAAAGATTGGCGACCCAAGTGTTGCATCGTTTATCGGTTCCAAGACATCACAGGGCAAGCCGTTGACTGTCAAGAAGGCTGCTAAAAAGAAAGCATAATGGAACTTACAGACCTTCTCAATGAGAAGGAATGGCGCAAGTGTAAAGGTCCAGAGAATGCAACCACTGAAGAAC